TTTGAGAATAATGCGCCAGGTACATCCGGATATCAATATCGGTTATCACATCAACGTCCTTACAAACAATCGTTGAAAACCTATTCAGTACTAGAAAATAGTTCTTAATCGTCTTAGGCGACATGCCGTCTATCCTTCTGGCAGCCAGATATAAACCTACCCTACTTGGCAAATTGTGCAGTAAAGCTAATGCAGTACATTCCGGCGTAACTGTGTAATGCTGCATTTCTTCCTGCATAATTACTTGAAGCTTTCGGATTGTGTCCAAATCCAGAAAATCCGATGCTCTGTCAAGTACCTTGATAATAATTTCTTCCTTCAACTAAAACGCCTCCTATTGAATGTTTAGGAGGCGTAATGTATAATGATATTGCAATCACAGTTACCCTCCTAAACAGGGGTCTGTGTGAGGGGGCTTTCAGGTGCAAACTGGGAGCTCCCTTTGCTATATGAAAATTTATAGCGTGACCTTGTTGCAAATCGTACCATATTATGACAACTATTGCAAGCACAATTACGTAAACATTTTATCCCATGGCGCAGTAAAATTGAACACGCTAAAACGCTTGTAATAGAGTGATATCAAGGGTTTCAAGGCTTTTTAACTCATTAAATTTACTTCGCTTTTTGCATTTTCTTGGGTTTTATATTGCGAACTAAAAAGGACGCTCTTTACGAACGCCCTTGCTTGGAAGCTTTCTGTTTCTCGATTAACTTCTGATCTTCGATGAATTCTTTCATCTTGGCGTTAACCCAGGCTGACACTCTGATACCCAGTGGAGCTGCATATTTACAAAATTCATCATAGACTTTCGGGTCCAGAGTAACATTTACTGCTTGTCTTGCCAGCACAATCACCCCCTTATGGTAATTATGTCGGCTTTTCCATGTTATGGGTTAATACGCAATTATGCTTCAACCGGCTTTTTCTCTTTCATACAGTTTATACAAATCTCATATGGCTTACCCGTCCTCTCATCGTATCGAGTAACCCACTCATGCGGCTCTGGTACTTTGTGCCCTTCCGGAGATTGCGCAAGAGTAGTATTGCACTCTGAACAGCCGTCACATTGTCTTGGACCAGTAGAGCCCCACATTTCAGATTTCCCACATTTGCATCTATAATATTGCAAAAAATCATCTCCTTTTATTATGCGCATAACTGCGCATTTCCGCGCGATATTATCCTATGTCGAACTAACTATAATCCTAAAAGCTTCTCAATTCTGTCCAATCTTTCAGACTGTGTGAGTGCTTTTACTTTTTCCTTTGCCTTGTATTCAGCTTTCACAGCCTCTGTTTTGTCGGCGTTTTCTGTGGCTTTAATTTTCAAGCCTTTTTTATCAAGGTATTGTTGTAACTTCTCATACATCAATAAACCACCCCTTTATCAACAAGTAAGGTAATGAGTTCGTCAAGCACTTCTTCTGTGGTAGGAGTTGGTTCAATTATTGGTATCTCAACATCTGGTGCATCCACAAATGTTGTTTCCTTTGTTTGAGCATTATATATTATCTGTTTCATGCATTGTATACCTCCACAAATGTTCCATTTGCCAAACTGACATTAGAGCCTGTATTTAATAATATAGATGTAATGTCTTGATTTGAATATAAATTATGAGTAAATATTCTTTTAATGTCAGTATAGGTGTTGGATGTTGTATTGTTCGTTTTTACACCGTGGCCTTCAATGGTAATAGTTAATATACCAGTACAATCAATTACTGCCCAAAAATCTTCCCACACATTGTCATAGCTAAATATTGGATAATTAAAATTACCATTATTACTCCACATAGCACTGAGCAGTGCAATATTCGTATACAAATATTGACTTCCAGCTCTTAAGCTTCTACCCCTAAAATGTAATTTATACTTCTTCCTTGGAAGTAAATTGCTTATTGTAATTAGGTCAACTGAATAAGCTTCTAAATGAATATTTGCAAGATCTAAAGATGCATTTGTCGTTATGTCTACTGCTACCCCACCTTGTGTTGCTGAGAGTTTAAATGTATCCACCGTCAAACCATCTGCTATAATGTAATAAACACTTGCTACTGTAAAACCAGTAGGTATAATATTCGGTAAAAACACATTATTTGCATTGACATTAATCACAAAGTACACTTTATCATCTACCACAAATGGGTGACCTACAGATGTAAATGTATTTGTATCTACATCAACAGCACTGATTACCGCTGATTTATTAGCTGTATGTGTATATGTTGCTACTGGTGTCTCAACACTCCCACCCGCTACATTTTCATATGCTACTGATCCATCAGCTTGCACGGTTAAAACTTGTCCGTCTGTTGCACCCGCTGGGTTCGTAATAGATGCCAAGTCCTCAGTATTCTTTTTTGTTTTTGAATATGAAATAGGATCAAGCTCACTCATTATAACAACCTCCAATCACCCTGAAGGTATTTATAAATCTTTATCGTGACAATATCTGCTTGCAATTCATAACATATTGAACCTTCTACAACACCCACGGTTGGTTTGGTGTCGGTTGATAGACATGAATATTCTTTTTCATAACTAATTGGTTTTACAGCCATAATAAAGCCTCCTATCTAAAGCTTGGCACATATACCCTTTTATTCGGGTTAGTCGCCCGCCGTATATTTTTATTTGCTAAAGCAGCATCCGCCGCTGAATCCTGCATGAGTTCCTTTGAACGGTCTGTGTCTGTATCCTTTATTGCCTTTGCTGCCACATATTCAGCAATAGATTTCAAGAAAGCCGCATTAATGGAAACCGTATCTATCATAGCGGTTATTGGGGTCTGAGCAAATGTCCCATGAACCGTATACGTACCGATACAATCAAACAGAATCTTTGAATTTGCATAAACAGTGTAATGCTTAAAATATGAGCCATTCACATCAAGCACCCTGTCGATTTTAAAACATCCAGCGGTCAGGCTGTATTCTGTCGCGGTGTCTGTACAAACAATGGTCTGAGTGGTGTGCACCTTTGCCGTATCGTACATCATGGCAAGGTCGTTAGCGGCACGGTTAAAGTCTGTCATAAATTGTCGGTCTGATATTGGCTTACCTGCTAGGTCAATTGCATCTTTTAAAATATCTCTTAATGGCATAATACTGCTCCTTTATACCCATCGTTCTTTGAATGCTCCTTTGTCAACATATTCCTTGTCAACGTGCCGTTTGCAATAAGTGTGAATATCACTAAGTTTGCAATCTGTTTCGTCCTTTACCGCATTGTTTCTGTCAGCCTTAAGCTTCTCATTTTCTGCTTCCATCTTTTCAAGAAACTTTTCATCCATGGCATTGTTAAAGGCGGTTATTGTCCTGTTGTCAAGCTCCTTATATGGAAGATTAAATTCAAGTGTATTCCTCATGCCCCTGCGGTGTATCTCATACTTGTCTGTCGCTGGGTTATACATGACAAACAGCGCTGGGTCGATTGCTTGTAACTTTTGCGGTATATCAAGCGTGTGACTGTCAACAAGGATAAGGTTTCGTTTCATCCTGCCGGCATTCTTCTGATAAATAATTTCATCCTGCAGTGTGTTCATATGTCCTCCATAAAATAAAACGGGGAAGAGGAAGCGAGTCCCCTTCCCCGTCATAGGGTTAAGTCTAATCAAACAGTGTGCTGGAAGTGGTGATACCAGAAATTTCAGCCTGACCACCAGGATGATCACAAATGAGCTCGGCATACTTTAAGAGGATACCTTCCCACATTGTATAGCCGGCCACCTTTTCAAGTATCCTTCCATTGTCCTCGAACCAAGCCCAATCTCCGAATGTATGCATCTTCCACTGGGTGGTGTCGAGCAACTTCACTGAACCGGACTTGATGTTCTTATCCTTCACCATTGGAACCTCATTGATTGAAAGAGCTGTAAAGCCTCCTGCAATCTTCAAGGTGTTGTTTGCCCTCTTAATAGAGGCATTATAGGCATAGAATTCAGAGTATACAGCCGGGTTGCAAACAATGAGGTCTGTTTTACCGCCATAAAATTCCTCGACATAGTTCATGACGTCGATTATATACTGCTCGTCCATTGCACCAGCATTAGCATACACATAAGGTTTGAGCCATGGGTAATCAGCCTTATCTAAACCGTACAGCAGACCAGTTTGTTTATAGACTGCTTCCATACCGGTAAGCTCATTATTGTATGCTCCCTGTTCGGTGATGAAGTCGGTTACTATAGTGGTAACCACGGCTGTTCCGTCGAGAACGATTGTCTTTGCGGCTCTGTTAACAGCCTTAATCCTTCTCTGTGTGCCGTTTGCTATTGCTGCACCGTTTGTGTCCAAAATATCAATTATCATACCTTCAACAAGGTACTGACACGAAGCCACTACAACTGTAAGTGAAGCGTTGGTTGCTCCACAAAGTGTAAGCAATCCGGTGCCATCAGTGTAAGCCATCCTGCCATAGCTCATCTGCGCATGTTTCTTGATACCATTTGTTTCTGCATCAAACGCGCTTATGAATGCAGCTTTAGAGGTCTTAGACGCTTTCATTACCTTATCGGTAAACCTGATAACGCCCTTCAGATCCTTAATCCCACTTATGAACTGTGCGTATTTGTTCCCACCGGAAACAGGATTTGCTCCGGACTCTGTACCGGCTGCAAAACCGCCGTTCACTCCGTATGGAGCATCCTTGACAACTCTCTTACCGCCTTCAATATTTTTCTCGGTCTGTTCAACCTTATTGAAGAAAGCAGAGGTTTCAAGATTGATCTGATCTCTCAATAGTCCCTGGTAATCGTCCTTTAATACATTATCAAATGTCGTAGTCGTTACTGACATGATTTATCTCTCCCTTCATATTAGCCGCCGAATATTCGGGCTGCTGCTCGCTCCGTTGCCTCCCTAATGGAAGTTGCCTTTAGCGGGGGCATTGCCGGTGCATTGCTTGAGCTGTTGCCGGATATGCTTGGCGGTATGCTGTTTTGTGTTCCTCTTACGCTTGCTAAATGCTCCTTTATGATCGCTTCCCGAATTGACGGGTTTGCCGTGACCTGCTTTACGAAATTTTCATCGTTTAGCAACGTCGCTGGGTCTGTTGGTGGAGCGTACTTCAAACCCTTTGCGTAGGTATATGCGTTTTTCAATACTTTTTGAGGTTCTTTGCTGCCCTGTAGGTTGTTTTCCGCAATGTACTGCTTCATCCCGTCAAGGAATTCCGGCATATCTGGATTACTCGTGTTGAAGCCTGTTATGGCTTCATTCCAAATATCAAGGTTTTGCTGATATTCGTTTCTTTCCATGATTGGATTCAGCTTACCTTCAAGTGGTTTAACCCTACTGTCAACAATCTTCTCAACGAGCTTGCCTACTACTCCGGTTGGGTCAGCATAAAACTTCTCTAACATTCCTTCTGCATCAAGTCCGGCGAATTCATCCTCCGGCTGCACAGGTGCTGCTTGCGGCTGTTGTGGTTGTGCCAATGCCTGTAATTTAGCTTCAAATTCTGCCTTCATGGTTTCATTGGATTTCGTCAAATCCGCTACCATCTGGCTTTTGCGCGTAAGTTCCGCTTGCGCATTTTTGAAGCTTCTTACCACTTCGCCCACACTCTTGAAGTTTTCAGGAAGGGATTGCTCCGGTGATGGAGTCTCTTCCGGTACTGGCTGAGTTACAGGGTCTTGCACTGGCGGTTCTACTGGGGTATCAATTGCCGGTGACTGTGGGGCAGTAGGTTCTGGCACGTTTGCCTTTTCCCACATATCCCCTAACTTTTGCTCTAAGCTAACCGGTGCCGATTGTCCAACTGACGGGGTCGGTGCTGGTGCTTGGGCCTCTACTTCTGGCGCTATGCCATCGGCAAATAATTGCAGGTTAATTGGGTATATGAGTTTGCTCATAAGATTCCTCCTATATTGTCAATACCGGATTATTCCTGTTGGAGTCCGATACCAAATTCCATTTTCAGTGTAAAACAAGCGAATACCCCAAATGGTCAAAATGTATTTAGACATAAAAAAACGAGCTTTTTAGCTCGCCTTTTCTTTTGGTTCATTCTGTTTTTGCTTTGCTTGCTGATCGATTTTTATCTGTTGCACTAAGTCCTCTACAGTCAGCTCTATGCCAGCTTGCTTGGCTTGTTGCAGCTTCCCTGATACTGGTAAATCCTTGAATGGTATCGACTGCGCTGGTTTTTGTTCCTCTTGCGGGTTCATCTGCTGCGCAATCATGGCCGCCTTTTGCATTATCATCTGTTCATGTTGCTTAACGTGAGCATCAAATGCAGCTGCAAGTTGGGGTTGCTCCCTCTCAAAATTTTCATATGCCACATCAAGTCTGAAACGGTTATGATCCTGTATGTGGATCTCGTGCATATCATAGTCTTTGAATACAGGCAATTGTTCTTTAACAATAAGCTTGTTTTCACGCCTAGCCTTGTTGGAGTGCATTTCTTCTTCATCGTCGATATTCTCAGGATTACCGAATTTATAAGTTTTGAGGAATTCCCTTCTCGTTTTGGCAGGTACTTTGTTTTCGTCATAAAGTCCATACTGCAGGAATTCTATTGCAATTGATCTTTGTTGTGCGGGAGTTAGCATCAGTTCATCTTCATTGTCGATAATAACATCATCACTTGTCAGGTCGGAAGCATACCACTCAACCAAATCAATATCATTATTATCACCAACACACCTTAAAAGCCTTGGCGAGCTTTCCGGCACAAACTGCCTGTAAAGTCTCAGGTCAATTTTCCAGCCCTGTATTGCAGCTGCATTGATATTATCCCTTGTCAATGAAATTCTTGAATCATCGGCCTCTCTGAGCTGTTCCATTGCATCACCGGATACAACACCGGAAGGGGGAAGCGATTGAGCGGAGAACGGAGAAACACCTGATATCATGGTGAATTCTTCCCTCAGGCTCTTTTCTTCCTCAGAAAAGTCCGTTGTGCTGTCTTTGTTTTCAAGGAATGTCGGCGCATGTGTTCCTCTTTGGTAAATATGAATTTTCCCAGGGTATAGGCCTTCCCGTTCGAGTTCTTCTGTGTCTACATTACCATCATCCTCAACAGCAAGGTTTCCTATGGCTTTACGGTTTAATATCTCATGTTTGCGGTTCTTTACAGCGTTGTATGCCCTCTGAATTGGTATAAGCCTTTCAATTATTGAAGTTGGCCAGAAAAATCCAGGGTTTAATATACAGCACTGCATTTCAAGCGGAAATCCATATGCTCCATTTTTACCTACCCTGTAAATGAAAGGTCCTGAGTAAAGTAGCTGTTTAGCTGCTGTGATTATGTTTAGCCCTTGCGGAAACCTCTTACATGGCAGTAGCATCATTTCCTTGACTATTTCACTATTGTCAATTGTCGTTACAGTGAATTTATGATTGGTCGTAAAGTATCCGAGCCCCCCGCCGATATTAGACTGCGATAGGGTGAATACATCAACCTTACGGCCTTTCAATTCAACGCCCCATTTCTCAGCAATATCTTCAACAAGCATAGAACGCGCATGAATTATACTCTTACAACCTTCTATACCATTGGCAAAATTGCTATCCGGGAATATCTCAAATGAGTTCACAACATCTTTTTCAATATCGCCGTCATAGACTTGCCCATTCTCATCCTGCCCAATGTAATTTCCTGAGCTTACATCCCATCTGCGTTTCAGAAAGGCACAGCCGGTAAGGTCTGACCACGATGTCATTAACGCTCTCTTACTAGACATATCAAGGTTTGAATCCAAACCCCTCAGGATCGCCTTGCTGGTCTTTGCCGCAGACATATCCCTTGTCTCGTTACTAGCAGGCCGCACAAAAGGAATAGGCTTATTCTTGCATAGTTTAGAAAGCCTTGCTTCGTAGATAGGGGCTATCTGGTTGAATACCTCCATCTCCTGCCAATCATACGCCGGTGTCTGCTGGTATATTGTTTTTGCAGATAGATTAATGTCGCAGTATTGGTTACTGTTTACAAAGTTGATGTTAAGCATCCATTGCAGTTCATAGTCCCTGCGTTCTTTCTGCCGCCTATCAAATTCCTTTTCAACAAAATCAACCTCGCTCTCTCTGTCAGGAAACGGCGTAAATGAATTGCCCTGCACAGGAGGACTATCCTGAACCTGTTGGTCTGTCGGTCCTGAAAAAATATCTTTAATACCTTGTAAAATTCCCATATCACACCACCTATTCCTCAGGTGTATTTCGCTTCTTATAAGCTTCTGCTATGTTCTTCTTAATGCCATTTGGCACTGACTTTGGCTTACTGCTGTTCCTTGCCTCATATTCTGGAAGGTCGCGTGCCATTATTCGGTTATACAGATCTTCACGCTCCTGCTTGTGAATAATGTACTGGACAACTATTACAGCTAAAAACAGGGTAATCACAATCCAAAATTCAATATGCTCCATGTTATCAGCCTTTCGTAATATCCGCGATTGCTTCAATGCGGAGGTTGCAATCAAGTGATTTTTTGCTCTCTTTATCTTCCATTCGGTCGCTCGTGTTTACACTGCTGACATAGCACTCACATACTATAACAACCTTGTCACCAGCTTTATACTTTCCGATTGTGGGAAGTTCTTCATCGCCAAGGTAAAGGCTAGGTCTTGGGTCGTAAGTGTATGAGATGGGATCTTCGCCCTTCTTTTGCTTCTCAGGCTTCGGTTCATCCAGCTTCTGAACATTAAGGTTTTTTACTTTATCAAGAGCCTGTTCTATCGCACTTTTCATTACTTTTTACCACCCTTCTTGGCTTTCGCTGTCCGTGGTGCGCGACCCTGTGGCTTGGCATTTAACTTCGTTTCGAGCTCCTTTACCTTCGTTTCGAGCTCCGTAACCTTTGCCGCGCTTATAGCAAGCAGAGCGTTCACAGCTTCTGTAGAATCGTTGACGTTTCCATGTGCCCCGTCTATTTGAGCCTGAAACTGTTCAATTGTGATATCCTTTGCTTCAAGTTGGGACACAAGATCAGCATTTATGGTTTCAAGCTCGTTGGGCTGTTTGCCGTACTTCCCATCCAGATATGCTTGCCCAGTTGTAATTATCTCTTTCAAATGTTCCTCGCTACATATGAGGCGCAAAGGAAGTGGAGTACCTTTTTCATATATCCATACCGGGCTATCTGTTGCTTTCCTATCTCCAAGATCATCCCTCACCCTTCTCGGGTGCTTTTCAACTATAATCATAAAATCCCTCCAAAGAAAATCTTAGGGCAGGTAGAACCTGCCCGAGCTATTATGCATCCGCCGTTTCTCGCACAACATTTGTGCCGTCAAAGTACACAATCGCCCTCTTGGTTGAAGCAATGACAATACCAGTTCCCGTTGGAGCCTTAACCGTCAAAGCCTGTCCGCTCGTATTCAATACAACAAACTCCTTAAAATTCTGTGCTGCTGGAATTATGGCGTTTACTGCACCGCTTGCATTGGTGACGATCAGGAACCTTTTCTTTGCTTCTATTGCAGTTAGCGTCCAGTCTGCAACGCCAGCGGCATAATCATGTGCAGCAAAGCTGTGGAAAACTTCTGGTTCGGTTATAACAGGAGAAGTAAGCGTCTTGTTGGTCAGAGTCTCCGCGCCCGTCAGAGAAACAACCGCTGCCGCAAGACCTTTGAGCCATGTACCAATCTTTCCGCTTGTGAATGTAGGTGATTCCCTGTTAAGCATTTTCTCCAGTTTGTTTGTTAGTGCTGTATATGGCATGGTATACCATCCTCTCCGCCCGTAGGCTAATTATATTAATCTGGTTTCCTTGAACTTCAATTCACCGTTTTCAAAGTACGTCTCACCGATGATTGTAAACGGCTTATTGGTTTTCTTGCTGTCCTGCTTTTTCTCAGGTTCTTCGACTTTCTTAACTTCTTTACTCATACAAACGACCTCCTTCCGCTCCTTCTTATACCTTGGCTTTCTTTCCAAATCTTTTCCCGGTATTTCTCCATCTTGGATTTCTCAGGGGATAAGGTTTTGGATTTACTCGCATGGTAGGCGATCAGACCGTAACCAAAACTATCTACCGTATGTGTTGCATCCCCGTCCTCGGAGTATTTTTCGTGATCATCCGGATCCTTCAATACCTCCTGAAGATATTCAATCAGTTTCTTACAGCAATCGCATATCTGAACCTTGGCTACCATACGCCTTATGTTTTCATCCATAGATGGCTTAAGATATTCATGGATTGTTGCTTTCCTCAGTTTCCTATCTGTAATTGCTTTTATAAATCCATAAAGCCCGCCATCTTGGTAATAATCTATAAGTGTTTTACCTTGTTCATCCCTAACATGAGTAGCCCATGCATCGTGTCCAGCAACTGTAAATGCAAACTTTTCTTCATGTTCATTTCCATTGACATCAGTATATTTTGATTTCTCAGCTACCCTCTCAGCTTGGGTAGAGTATGGTATCTGTGTGCTTTTATCACCTTTATCACGGGTAAACTCTCTGTAAACATACACGGTACCCTGCTCATCAACTGTGTACCAATACCACGCAAATGGATCATCATAGCCATTATCTACAGAACGCCAGCGTTTCCAGTGAGAAGGTATACCGTTCGGAAACGTTTTTTCATAACTCACAACATGAGTTTTATAATCAAACTCCGGGAAAGCTGTATCATCGTTTATGTCCCAATTGCCTTCCATCAAGGCCTTTTGTTCCTTCTCAGGAAGCTTTAAGAGCCTGTTTACATAGTCCGGATCGTCTCTCATTAGGAAGTCGTTTTCATAATACAGTGATGGGATGTAGCACCGGCTTTCATATCTTGGTTTGTCGAATCTGTCTTTGCCTATAAATTCCTGAAATGTAACACAGGATTCATTCACGCCGATTTTAAAGGTCTTTTTCAAAAACTTGTGTCCTGGTCCATCGGGGTTAGTTGATATTTTCATCTGCTTTGGGTATTTGTTTGTGCCCCTTATACGAGACTGCATGTATGTTATGCGATATTCTGAAAACTCTGTGCCTTCATCCATTCGTATAATGTCGTACTCAGCAGACTTATATATCGTTACGCTATCATCTGAATCAAGGTATCCAAATTCAATAATGCTACCATTTGAGTGATACCAAGTAAAGTCAGCGGCATTGTACTGCATCAGGTCTGGCGGGTATAACGATTGCGATTTAATTATCAAAGAACGCCGTAATTCCGGGAATGTCTCTCTGAGTATCAGCTGCCTTATTCCGGGGTAATTATTTGCATCATACAAGGCATCAATGAGCTGCGCATAGCTCTTTCCCCCTCCGGCTGCGTCAACCTCCGAACAAAACCATGTCCGCATTGCATTGGATAAATAACCCCTGCTTATACGATACTGTAATGTCCATGTTCTTTGCTTTTACTGTTGCATTCCTCTGCTTAAAGTTGGTCTTGGCCATTCGGAGAATCACCCCCTTGGTTCTTTTGGCTATACTGCTCCAAAAGCCAGATTCTATACTCTGATTCTGTTTTATTTCCTTTCCTGCTGTTACAACTTCTACAAGCAGGAACTATATTGGCTATCCAATCTGCGCCACCTTTACTTAATGGAATGCGATGATCTTCTGTAAGTTCGTTTATTGAAATTTCTTTTTGGCAGTAGTAACATCGCTTTCCGTAATATTCATATTTCGCCCTTAACTGCTGTTCGTCATGTGTCCCTTTTGTGTTCAGCTTCAACACGCGCCGTTTATTGGCTTTCAACATTTTAGGTAACGGATTTTGCTTGTACCGTTCTCTTTCATGCTCGTTGTAGCCAGAAACTTTTCTTTTCTCCCACCTTTGCCTATCCTGCTCACGGCGTTCTGGATTGCTAGCCCATCTTTTGTGGTCAAGTTCCCTACACTTTTCAATGTTCCTGTTACAATACTTGTTTTTGCCTTCAAGCCTCTGCTTTTCATGGTGTCGCTTTAACTTTGCGGCGGCTTTCTCTGGGTTGCACTCTTTGTATTTGCGTTCCTTCTCTCTGCGTTTCTCGGGATTATTTTTAACACGTTCTTTGCAATACTCATTAAAACATTTGCGGCACATCGTCAGAGACCAGCCGCTTTTCGTAGACTTATTAGGTTTCCAATGTTCTGTGGTTAGTAGATATTTCTCTCCGCACTTTTTGCATAAAATAACTTCCTCGTTCATATACTCCCCTCCACCATCATCATGCAACAAACGTAAGAGTCGAAAGGTCAAAAAGCGCGCAAACAAGAAATAGCCTCCACGCATAAAGCGCAAAAGCTATCTCCTGGGAGGATCAAATGAACAATTTAACCTTAGCATATCAGCGGGATAAAATGGTCAAATCATTGTTTGATTGACTTTTTATACTTCTGTATCTTACTTTCCCAATCTGGGAACCCAATCCACTTAAGTACCAATTCATTCAGTTCAATATCGCATTCCATGCAAAGCGGCCTATGTAGCCTTCCGTCAGCGCAAGCTTGCCACTCTGCATGGGCTGGTTTACCACATCGTACACATTTACACCGTTTGATTCCAATTGCTGTATATGGTCGTTTACGTCCCTGCATTGGTAGCCTCCTATTTCTTAACTGCTACAACAATTGACATGAATAAAACGCACAAAGACATTATAAGCATCATCCACGTAGTCGTATCAGGTTCATTCTCTCTATTCATAGATTCCCTCCTATAAGCCTTTCATAACACGCCTTAATTACCTTTGCATCCCATAGCGCATTATGCTTTGTGGCTTCCTCTGTCAATGTCAACTGCGAAAATTCTTCACGGTTTATGTCAGGGTCAATGCCCTTGATCTTGAACAGGGTACATATATCAAACGGGATATAGTAGACATTCTTTGGAATATCAAATGCTGTGCCAAATATGTCATTGAATAGTACCCAATCGTAAGCAAGGCAATCTGACCACATTTCAACTGAATCAAATTGCGCAAGCCATTCACTTAATTTCTTAAATATGTGATACTTTGTACCTCTGACTTTTATAAAACCAGAATCAGAAACATCTGATACGCCCGAATGTTCGATATTGCAAGTTAAGTAATTAAGCGATAAATTGTTCACAACATGTTCTTGAATCCATTTATTCACTTGCTCTTTTGCGTAATCGGTGAATTCTGCATAAAACCTTCTGCCATCTTCTGAAACAATGCCTATGCTGATTAATGTTGTATCCTTGTGAAGCCCCGTAAATTCAGTGTCAAAGAATAGTTTCATTTGGCTTCCCCTTTCCTCTCAATCTTCTTTTCCAGCGCCTTGTATTGCTTCTCCACACCTTTTTCAAGAATATATTGCATACTGCGGGTTTCGTGGGTGCATATGGCGTGTAGCTTGTCTGCTATGGCTGGCTTTAGCGCGAATGTTATATATTTGGGCTTTGGCATGTTATTCCACCTTCTCATATGTCTTTTCAAAAATGTCAGGTTTGCACGGATAGAATTCGCCGTTCACACCTTTGATAATCCAATCTTTGGGTGAAGCATGTAATGGGCCTTCTAAAGTTGCAACAATCAATTCGCCACTTCTAAATTCAGCATCTCCACCAACAAATTTTTCAATTTCATCGAAATTTCCATGAAACTGAACCGCCTCAATAACTACTGGCCTCTTCCTAAACTTTGCCATAACAACCTCCTGTAAATTTGATACTTTAATCTTATATAATTTTTAAGTATCAAACGGTCAAATAGTTTTGGATTTGAGAAATTTTATCATGGCGCACCTTGTCATGCAATTACCTGTATGATCTTCGCCGGTTGGGTACTGGATATTGTGTTGTATTTCATATTGAGCATCAACCGCATGGTTAGAGGCGTGCTGCGCATGTTCCAGTAGGCTCACATCCTTCCAGCCGTTACCTGGGTGAGTCAATTCGCCTTCCTGCATGGTCTTAAGGACCGTGTCATAGGCAACTTGCGCAACTTCGTGATATTCGGATGGTGTTTCCTTCACATCATAGATAGCGCCTTTATTGAAATTATCCATATAAAAGTCGAAGAAGGAGTTTCTGTTGGGTAATTCGTGGGTTTCGAGCTTTTTCATGTTGCATTTACGGGCAAATTTTAAGGTAATCATACGACAGGAACCTCCCTTTCTAACCATGCATAAGTGGTTATATCTTTTACATCGCCGCCGTCAGGGTGTGGGTCATGTACAAGTTTGCCGTTATTATAAATGACAGAGTGTTTTAACCCTCTTGGACTCGTCCCCCAAGCCATATAATATTCAACACCTTCAGGCGGATTATCGTCATTATAAAACATGATTTTATTTGCTTGGCACCAATCCCATAGTTTCTCGGGATAATTCGGATCATCAACAAAATTCGGAACACCTTCGTCTGATATTTCAAGAAGTGAACACATACAAGCACGTAGGCAATCGCCCTTAACTCCTTCGCTGTGTATAAGTTTTTGTTTTATTGGCTTCATGCTGTTTCGCCCTCCGCATTCTTTAATATTTCACGCAAAAAGTAATAGAATTGTGAGTGTATAAACATTCCGGAATACTTTGAGGAAACAAACTGTATATCAAGGCCATAGCGATACTGAAACGCGAATAATGAGGCTAAAAATGACTTTTCGGCTAGATTTGTGCGGTATTTATGTTCAATAATTTCTTGGTAACTGCCATTTTCAACCATAAGAATGAGTTTGGCTCCGGCATCTTTTGCCCGTTGGAATTCATTCTCAAATCGTTCCCTATTTTGCGCGAGGTTTCCGCTTACTTCAGTCAAATTAGCCTTACGTTCAATCGCTATTTTGTTCTCATAGGACTGTCCATCTACCTCAAACGAGTAGTCACCAAATTTAAGACAGCGCTGAACGTGCTTAATGCCCTTGCTGTCAAGATAAGCGATAATGTTTGCAGAGTTACCTTCGCTGTGCTCCCGGGTATCAATGATGATCGTTATTGAATTAAGTATCTGCTGCAGGCTGGCGTTAGTCATGGCTTCACCCCAATAAACTCCTGCAATGCAACCCCTGTATTAGGTATAACCTGAACACACCTATCATCCCAAAATTCAATCATCCCATAATCCTTTTCTGCCGTGATAGGAAGTAATTTTCCAATATGCTTAAGACACCATTCGTTAATTGCTATTTTTGATTCTCTACTTATCGGATTATTTGAGGACACTCTCGCGGTAAAAATTCTAACATCTTTTCCTTGAATGAGCCACGTTTTTACCCTATCAAGCATTTTAGGTATTGGTTCTCCAATATGTTCCGCACCTTTCCATTCATCGTAATAAGCAAGTGTTCCATCCAGATCTACGCCTATCCAGCCATTCATAAATTTTCCTCCTTAATTGACGATTCATTTATTTCTTTAGGCTTCGGAAGCATCCCAAGGTACTTCTCAATAACCCATTTGGGAATATGGTCTTGCAGTTCCTTTTGGAAGGCTAGAAACAGGTACAAGGGCATGTAAGTAGTTGTGTTGTAGTAAAGTGGGTTCATACAGAAAAAATCTATCCCATCAAATGGAACTGTTTTAATAATTTTTAGTGTGAAGAGTTTCTTCCAGAACGGTACAAACTTCGTTCTGTGCATCTTTAAACTGTCTTGAATTTCATCTCTTGTAAGAGGCGCTATGCTTACATCCACACGTTTTGCCAGTAAGTTGCTGTTAGAATACATCATCTTGCTTATTCGGTATAATCGCCCTAATTCAATGTCTGTGAAGGTATCAGGGAGCGATATGCCCAGATAGCTTTTGATGAATGTGCTTTTATACTTGAAATTGTACCCAACGCCTTCTTTAAACGGACTGTACAGTTCTAATAATTTATGCTTGGTTTCTTCCCCATCTTCAGTTATGCTTTGCCTTTTGTAGTACTTTTGTGTCATTAAAATTGTTCTCCTTATCGTGCGACCTAAAAAGGTCACTTTTTGAACAAATCGCGACCTAATCAGGTCACATTAAAACCGGTTCAAACACTTGCTATCACTGCCTTTGCTGAAATTGCTCCGGTAAACACGTATAATACAATATGTTAAGTACGTCTTTGCCGTGGAAAGCAGCTCGGAATCCTCCTGTGTTTATAACTTTAAACGTGATTTGTTGTGCAAATGGTCAAAAAGATTATATAAATGTTACAATTAAGGTTATTTATAATATAAAAAACACAGACACCCCCTACCACCCTGAAAGCTGAGACAAAAGGTACCCCCCCCTTTGCAAATTCCCTAAAAAATATTCCAAAAAGCATTCCGCCTAAAGCCTTGAAAGCGTTAAACGGCAAGGTATTAAAAGGGGTATAAAATGATAAAAGCTATGGGGGACAGAGACTCTTGTGTGTGAGAGATATTATATTCCGGAGGACTATACTCCACACCCCGGGTTCTCACGATACCCCCTCCCCCTTCAAAAATCCTGGACAAATACAGTTGATCCCAGTCACCCATGCCGTTGGGCCACCTATCCTGCCAGCTGGGCTATGACCAACATGATAATATATGTTTTTACTATTACATTATTGCCCTGTAACATTACTGTCTCTAGGCTTTGATGGATGAATATCGGCTTGATTACACGAAATATTTGCTTCGCGTACTCAGGCAAAACAAAATCCCCGTAGCCTTAGATACTGTAAGACTACAAGGATTGTACTATTTAATGAACAATTGTAATTATTCGGCTTTTTCCGGCAAAACACTATATGTTGTGTTGACCGCCTCTATTAAATTGGTTGGAGCTGCCGGTTGCGGCAGGATATTAATGGTAATTTGAGATGGAGTTTGTTGTTGATGCATTCCACCTTCTTGATACATCTCAGCCATCTCCAAAAGTACCTTGCCGTGTTGGAAACTACCTCTTACAGCTTCTTTGAGGAATGTATTGACCACTGGTGCTACAGATTGCTTGATAATGTCTAATGTAAGCTTTCGGTATAATTTCTCGAATTCAGGCCGTTTAAAGGCGTCATAATAGGCTTTGCGACTGCATTTAGCCGCTAAACACAAATCAGTCACATTTTTATACTTGTTCGAAGGGTCTAACAAGGCATCAAGGATTTTCTGCTCAGTATCTGAGGGCAAGTAATCCGTGTCTATTTGTAACACATCTTCACCCTTCTTACCATCAACTATATTCATACTGTTATTTCCAATATATGTATTTTCGTTAATCTTTCTCTCGTCCATAATCATTCCTCCAATATGTCAGGTACTTCGCTGTTAATACCGTACCATTTCATTCCATACGCTTCTATGATGTTTGAGAAGTCCTCTATGTCATGCGGTCTTACCGTCAATCCTCTCGGTCCAATCTCAATGTGCTGGAGCTCATGCTTCATAACTATTTTCCTTTGGTTCTCGTCCAAACCGGAAACGTTGCTCTCATAGAACGTAATAATAAAATCAAATGGCATCCATGCTCTGTAAACTGTACTAACCTTGCGGCAATCGGCATAGATGGTTTTTGCACCCTGCTTTCGTTCCTGACTCATCACGTAACCAATCTTCACATCACAGTCTTTAATGAAGTGGAACTCAGGGAACTTATTAATGATTCGTTCAGCTAACTTCCGCATTTCCTTTGAAGGTTCAGCGTCCATAATCCGCAGGTCTTTATTGAGTTTCTTTATCAGCTGATGTCGTTCTTTGTTCCGAGTTTCAGCATAGATGTTAAGAAGCATGTCCAGTGGTGGACATCCTATATCCTCACAACCTTTCCCGCATTTCTTACATACGATATTCAGCAAAGCCATTATGTTCATCCCTTCCTTTCGTTCTCCTATTCCCTATTCTATCCGTGTCCCATATACTACTGGGTCAAATCCTTTCTTGTCTCTCCAATATTCCCCCAATAACACCGTTCACATTTCGCCAAACTCAAAAAATTATTTCCGCTATTTTAGTGGATTTGAAGGCAATTTTTATGGACTTTTGTATGAATATTTAAAAAGTGCTTGACGTACGTTTAACGAACGTGGTATGATGTTTTTGTCAGCAAGCGAAACACGAACCGCCGACCGAACATTGACAACTTAACAGCCAATTCCCAATAGCCTGCATCTGGCAGGTCATACCTCGAAGTGCATAGCACAGTATAGAGGGAGCAATTAAAGGATTGGCTGGTCTGCACATAGCAAATTTGAAAGGATGGTGCTAGCCATGTTTGAAATTAAGAAAATTACTCAGGAAGAAGCAAGCAAGATTATTGAAACTCGGGAACCAAAAGGACTGTTTTACCAGAAGGACGGCGAAACCTATGTCGGTATTGATAATTCATACGGAGATGCTTGGACAGAAGATTTTAAAAGCCTCTGTGCATGCAAAAGATGGCTTAAAAACGGATGAAAGGATGGGATGATATGAAATATCGCATTAAATGGATAGGCAAACGAGCCCACGAGCGCATATTTGACTCGCTGGCAAGTATTGCCGATATGGATTGGTTTAACTCTAATCACGAATAGTCGAAACCGGGTTTTCCCGGTCTGCAGGAGCTGACCTACCTGCATTGATGAGACAGGTCACATAGAGAAAGCAGCCCGCCACCTACCAAAGCAAACGGACTGCTTAATACACAGCCGGAGCCATGCAAGAACAGTATAGCATGAGCCCGAGCAATAGAAAAGGGGCAAATGTATATGAGCAAAGCAGCAGCAGCAAAGACGGTAAGCAGTATTAACATCTACAAACTTAAGATGGTAAAAGAGGAAAGCGTGCAATACGGCACAAAAATGATTAAGTCACCCATGGAAATAAGCACAATAGCATGTGATTTGATGGAAATGCACGAGATGGCGGAAGAAAACTTTATCATCATTTGTTTGAACACGAAGAATTACATCGCGGGAATACATACCATAAGCGTAGGCAGCTTGAACGCTTCTATCGTCCATCCTCGGGAGGTTTTTAAGGCGGCAATGTTAAACAATGCAAGCTCAATTATCCTCCTGCACAATCACCCGAGTGGCGATTCTTCCCCTAGTCAAGAAGATATTACCACCACACAGCGACTTATTGATGGCGGGAATGTGTTGGGCATTAAGGTTCTGGATCATGTTGTTATCGGCAGCAAATTTAGATATACCAGCTTTAAAGAACAAGGCTTGATGTAAATACATATAAGCCGAGCCTGGCGGCTATACCGGGCAGAGAGGCAGGACGCAATGAATAAAGTGCCATACAAAATACAGGACAGTGAAGGCAACATATTTGTATTTGCTTGTTACGAAAATGGTTTTCCGGTTTACCGCACCCGTGGCGGCTGTAAACATATTTTCGAAAGCGAGTTGCAGTATTACACCGTGCTGCAGAAGGAGGTCGCCCCATGAAACTACGCATCAAACTAATCCACCTGATCCGCATGACAGCGGATGAACCATACCGCATAGACCAGGAACGCCGCGCCCGGTTCGCCCGGGTGATGGCGGCAAATAAAAGCATTACGGAAGGTTTGAAATAACGCAGATGGGCCGGGGCTTCCCCGGTTAATGCCCTCCCGGAAACCGGGAACCGTCCAAAGGCGGTAGGCAATGAAGGAGTGATATTGTGGCACGCTTAATACAGGCAGTCTATAATGGGAAGGCAGCAGACGATTTAACGAAAGATGAATTGATCCGCGAGATACTGATTGATTCTGGAATTTCTGACGGATACACAGATGGGAAGATTCGCCGGGCCATGGAAGAAGCGTTTAGGCAAGGCTGGCTTCGCGGTGAAGATTATCAGTGCAAAATTAGTAATTGTGTGAAAGAGAGTGATGAAAGGACGTCGTGCAGGTTTATTGATTACCTTAAATCCGCTGTGGAACTGGACTGCGACCTCATCATTGGTGACGTTGATATGCCGGCCTCCTTTGTTTGGTATAACGATGGTGACACAGTAATCACTGAGGCAGGTTATCAAAAATTTAAGTCCATCATGGATGCGCCTTACGAAATCCTCGACAACGGTAACATTGAAATCTTTTGTGACGACGACGAGCTGGGTGAAAAATTTGTTTATGCTGCAGCTGGGTACATTGGTGATTCAGACTATAAACTATATTTTGAGGGGGAATGGTACAAATGAGAGAGAAAACATTTATGGCACAGCAGTACAAATACTACGTCTATGTCAGGCCGGGATACATCGAGTATTTTAATGATCTTCAAAAGGCACAGGAATTCGCTCGCGAGAATGATGTAGAAGTAAAGGAAATGGATATTTAAGTCCCGAGGTTGCCAGCTTGAAAGGGGCTGGGGTGGTAAAATTCCACCGGCGGGAAACCGCTTAACGCTTATAGACTATGAAAG